ACTTAAAAATTATGGACAAAGTAACACTTGACAGGATTGAACTTTTACACCCAGCCGTAAGGCAAGAGGTAAAAGATATGTACTTAAACGAGATTGTCCCAGCGTTAACTGGTAACGCTTTTTGCCGTTTTGCCTACACGCTAAGAACATTCAAAGAGCAAGATGATTTGTTTGCACTTGGAAGGACTAAGTTGTTTACAAGCTCAGGAAAAAGGCAAGGTGTTGTTACCAAGGCAAAGGGTGGGCAATCTTACCACAACTACGGCTTGGCCATAGACATTGTGTTGATTGTTGATGGCAAGGTTGCTTCTTGGGACACTAAGAAAGACTTTGATGGCGACAAGAAGAGTGATTGGCATGAGGTTGTGGGCATATTCAAAAAGCATGGCTGGGAATGGGGTGGAGATTGGAAATTTGTTGATGCTCCCCACTTTCAAAAGGCATTTGGTCTTAAAACCACCGATTTGTTGAAGCGTTACAACGCTAAAGATTTTGTTGAAGGTAATTTTGTTAGACTATAACTAAATAATTAAAACTATGAATACTAATAAACCTATTGTTGTTGATGGAGTTACCTATGATAAGGTGGCTGCATCTTTGTCATCAATGCCCCTATTCAGAGAAGAAGAAATTGGTCAAACTGTAGCAATTAGGTTACAGTATTACACCCATGATGAAAATGGTAATGTAATTAGACCTGAAGACCCTTCTCAATATGATGTACCCATTGTATATGGAGATGTAACTACATCAGGTGATGCAGATGCACTAACTGCATTTGCTAAAATCACAGCAGCTATTCAAGAGTACATTAACGCTAAAGGGCTTTAAGTTATGGCTAATTACAAGGCCGTAGCCAACGGCAACTGGTCAAACTTGGCAACATGGCAAGATAATAGTTCAGGCAGTTTTGTGGCTTCTACGGTATTGCCGGGGGCTGCTGATGTGGTTTATTTCAACAACTTTAATGTAACCATTGACCAAAATGTTACGGTGCTGCAAATTAGAAACGATTCAACAACTGGCGTAACTGCTGGGGGTACTGGAACGGTATCTACTTCAAGGACTATTAACGCTGATTTGTTTCACGCTACTGGTTCACTAATTACAATATCGGCAACATCACCAAGCGTTGTAAATATCAATGGAAATATGCCCGGAACTGTTGCTGGCGGTAGTAGTAATGGAATAAACATGACTGGCAATGCGACATTAAATTATGTTGGAAATATCCAAGCATCCACTTCTACAAGTATCATTTCACCAACAGGTATTAGGCTTGCAACTGGCTCAACATTGAATTTTACAGGCAATATTGTTGGAGGCTTGAATTCATCTAATTTTGGAGCAACAGCTTCTCCAATTGGTGTTAGGTCAAATGTAAACGCAACAATAAACGTCGTAGGAAACGTAACTGGTGGGCCAAGTGGCGTTCATAATTTTGGAATTTTACAATCAACAGGCGATATTGTTACAATTACTGGTGTGGTAAGTGGTGGATTTGGAAGCGTAAGTGGATTGTATAATGCGGGAGTTTATGGTGGTGGTCAATCATTAACAATTTTTGGTAATCTTATAGGCGGTAATAATGCACCTGCTGTTTGGAGTGGTGGTGTAGCTGTTAGATTGTATGGTAATGTTCAAAATGCATCAAATGGCTTTGCAGCTGTATTTGGAGTTCCGTTCTTCTTTGTAGAATCAACAACTCAATATGAGTTTAGAAAATTAGACCTAACCACCAACACGCTATACACCCCCGGAGTAGCCACAGGCCACCCAGCCACAAACAATGTGCGTACTGGTGTAGTTTACGGCCCAACCAACAACCTAACTGGAACTTGTGCTGTACCTCCTGCAGCAGCAGTAAGTATAGGAGTACCAGTAGATAATACAGTAGGTACAGGTTATCTAAATGCTACAGATATCTGGAATGTGCCACTAGCAAGTATCACTACACCTAATAGCATAGGAGAAAGATTAAAAGATGCATCTACAGTACAAACTACAGGTGCTCAATTAGCTGCATTCTTGTAATACCCGCAAAAAAATTGTATATTATATAGTAAGTTAAAACAATGGAAAAGATTTCATACAAAGGCGCAATACTCGGGTATATTTCTACACTGATCACATTTTTTATGCCGCTGGCACCTTTATTAGTGCTAGTATTTTTTGCGGTAGTTGCTGACACCTTTGTTGGCCGGTGGTATGCTAAAAGAGAAGGTACACCTGTAACAAGTAAAAAAACTAGGGAAGGCTTTACTATGAAGATGATTACCTATGGTGGTGGCTTGGTGTTTATATATCTTTTAGATGTATGGGTTCTTAACAAGTTTGTACTTCATTATTTTCCACAAGAATATCTTTCAACATTATTCACCGCGCTCTTTTTGATTTGGATAGAATATACCTCGGTGGATGAGAAAGTCAAATGGGCAACAGGAAATGGTATTACAGACAGGGTGTTTGACTTTGTTAGTAAAATTAAGAAGACTATTAAGGTCTTAGTTGATTTTCGTCAACAGCGTAATGTTGAATGATTTATCATACACTTAATACTTAAATAGTATTTAGTGAATAATTTATCACTCAAATTTAAACACTAACTACTATGTCTTCAAATTACGAAAAAATACGTAGTCTCTTAAAAAGAAACCCCTCATATATTTTACGTGGTGAACGCACCAAGTTTTGTAAAAGACATGGTTTTGATAAAGATGAGGTCTTAAATGTTATTAAGGAACTGCGCGCAGAATTAGCTCAAGAAAAAGGCTATAACAGCTTTAAGGAGTTTCTTAAAAACAATGGTCTGAAGTTAGAAGATGTTAGAAAAGTAAAGTTCTGGCAAAACTTTAGCGGCGATTACAGGTTTAGTGTAGATACTAAAACTGAATGGTATGAAAACACTGAAGAAATTATTAATGAGCTAAAAGAGTTAATCAAAACTTACAAGAAACCTACACATAAACCCATAATAGAAAAGGGTAAAGGGAATAGTGTTGTTGTGATTAACTTATATGACGCGCATATTGATAAGTTAGTTCTTGTTGATGAAACAAATCCCGGCGGATCTGTTGATACAAACTGTTCTGTTTTTGAGGATGCTTTTGATAAACTACTTTCACAGAGCATTGTGTATCAACCTGAAACTATAATCTTTCCTATAGGTAATGATTTTTTTAATGCTAATGACGGGCGCAATACTACACTAAAAGGTACCCCTCAAGACTCTAATCCATTCTGGAAAAAGAGTTTTATTAAGGGTTATGAAACACTGCGCCGGTGTATAGATAAAGCGTCAATATATGCTAAAGTAAAAGTTGTACTAGTAATTAGTAATCATGATGCGGATAAACTATTTTTTCTGGGTCAAATTATTAACGCAACTTATGAGTATGACAAAAATGTAGAAGTGGATACATCTACAGCATCACGTAAATACATACAGTATGGAATTAATCTATTAGGATTTAGCCACGGTAACTACGAAAAAAATTACCTGGCTACATTACCTGCTACGATTATGATTGAAAATAAAGATATCATGCCAGAAATAGATTATATCCACCACTTTTGCGGCGACATACACCATAAAGAAACATATCAATCGCTCTCTACAAAGGATCTAAAGGGTTGTACAATCTCTTTTCTAAGAGCACTATCAGAACTTGGTAAATGGGAATATCAAGAAGGATACGTAGGTATACCCAAAACTGCTGAGAGTTATATCTTTGTAAAAGATAAAGGTCTTTCTGCTAATCTATTAGTACATATATAATATGAGCCTGGAACTATTTGATAGAATTGTACGCTATGCATCACTGTTTGGTATAGGAATGATCATATTTTTTATGGTTGATAAATACTTTGCTGTTGATGAGCCTCTCGATTCTACAACAAAACTTGAATTAGAACTTTATTCTCTTGGTAAGAAGATTGATTCAGTAAACATAGAGATTAAAACTTTAAATGTGCAAGCTGATAAAATTTCAAACCAGGTTAATAATACACTAGTAAACGTCAAACAAATTAAAAAGCAACGCGATGAAAAAGTTCATTATGTTAGCCATCTTAGCGATTCTGCCTCATTTGTGTTTTTCGCAAGTTGGATATCCCAAGATTATAGTTCTGGAGAGTGATACTGTTGTAGCCATTTCTAGGGCCCAGGTTAAGAATCTTAACCTGCTTCATGTAAAGTATGATTTTGCTAGCATTCAATTGGATAGTTTAGAAAAGGTTGCGGATGATTGTCAAGAATTAATCCTGATTAACAAGGGTTTACAAAAATCTATAGTTACAAAAGACTCTTTAGTTTTAAGTAAAGACAGCACTTATACAGCAATCATTAATGTAAAAGATCAGAACATTGAGAAGCTACAACGAAAAATTAAAAAAAGAACTGTAATTGGTAGTGTAGTTGGTGGTTTACTTATCATTTTAATTGTTATATTTGCTGCATCCTAATGTGTGTTTTTTGGTTATATGATTCCCCGCAGCTGGTCACTGCGGGGTTTCTTTTTTTGTACACTTTAAATATTTTTTGTATATTTGTGTAAACTTTATCAATATGGAAAACCAACAAGAACACCTAAGTCCAGAACAACTTGAAATGCGCAGAGAAGAGTTAGATGCACATTACAAGAAAACTATTCCTTTCTTAAAGAAACAACTTGAGTATGAAGAGTTGCTTACTAAGATTGAAGAATCGCGTGCTAACCGGTTTATGATTCAAGTAAAGGTTGCTCAGTTCATGGCACCAGATCCTGAAGAAGAACCTACTCCAGACTCGAAATCTCGCAAACTAAAAAAGTCATAAGATGGCAATAGTTAATCAAGTTCAAAAAAGGACTAGATTAAGTGTGGCAGACATCATCAAGTATCAGTTTTGGCACCACTGTTTAGTAAATAGTGTTAATATTACTGAAACAGAAATTGATTGTTTATCACATCTTGCAGTATTGGGTGAGTTTGAAATAATCCCTTTTTGTCAGCACATAGTTGATCAAGAGATTCTTTCAAACCCTCAATCTGTGAGGAATCTTGTGGTAAAACTGCAAACTAAAAATCTAGTTCTTAAACGTAAGAAGTCTAGGACTATTTATGTGAATCCGGATATTAAGGTGGTTACAGAACATCCTATATTTTTGGATATTAAAATGATATCTAATGACCCCGTATAAATTTAAGTTGTTTATTCCAGAAGTTGCTGAAGACATGAAAATGTCAGAGGCAGATCTTACTAGAATAATTGATTTTTATTACAAAGAGTTACGCGAGGCACTAATCAAACTTAAATACAAAAAGATTAGGGTTGAAGGTCTTGGTGATTTTAACTTACGCGAAAATGTTGTTAGACGTAAAATTGAAAAGCACAACCGGATTATAAATCTTTCAAAGAAAGATACTATGCGGGATTACAAAATAGTAAAACTCTATGAAGAAGAAGTGGTTGAATTAGAACGTGCTTTAGCATATATAGTTGAAGATAAAGAACGCATGAAAAACTTTTACGATGAAAAAAACAAATCTTCTCAAAATCTGGAACAACAAGGAGAAAATTCTTGAGGGCATCAAGAACTCTGTGTTTACATCTGAGAGCGTAGAGCAAATTTCAGACGCGCGGATGTCTATTTGTAACAAATGCCCTTATATTGATAGAAAGGGTAAATCTTGTTTAATGCCTGGCACCCAACCATGTTGTTCACTATGTGGTTGTAATCTTAAATGGAAAACACGTTCTTTGTCTAGTGCTTGCGATGATGATCGCTGGGATGCATTAACAGATGAAGAAACAGAAGATCAAGTTAAATCTAACCTTAATCTAGAATACTAATGGCTTTTCAAAAATGTCCTATTTGTTTGGGTACTGGCTTACACCCAACAACTGTAACTATAAGCCACCTTTGCCCAACGTGCAATGGTAAAAGAATCATCAGTGATATTACTGGTTTACCACCAGATTTCATTGACAACATAATCTCAAAATACAACTCAAACAACAACTCAATTCATCATGGCAGTAAAATTCCTCCCGGAGACTCACACTTATCTCTCGACGAATGACTCTGATAATATTCAGTGGACAAGCGTAACATCTATAGTAAGTAAATTTAAAGAACCGTTTGATGCAGCAGCACAAGCTAAAAAGTCTTCTGTAAACAAGAAGTCTAAATGGTATGGTATGGCACCTGCTGAGATTCAAAATATTTGGAAATTAGAATCTGAGCGGGCTATGTCGCTGGGTACCTTCTACCACCAACAAAGAGAGAGTGACCTATACTCTTGTGAAACTATAACAATTGAGGGTCGCCCACTACAAGTTGTTAAACCTATTGAGTTTGATGGCGTTAAACATGCACCAGATCAAAACCTTGTAGAGGGTATTTATCCTGAGCATTTTGTTTATCTTAAGTCTGCAGGTATATGTGGCCAGGCAGATAGAATTGAGATTGTTAATGGTAAGATTAATATCATTGACTACAAAACTAACAAGGAGATTAAACGCGAGGGTTTTAAAACCTGGGAAGGCGTTACCAAAAAAATGCAGAAGCCATTAGGTCATCTTGATGATTGCAACTTTAACCACTACGCCCTGCAGTTAAGTTTGTACATGTACATCATCAACAAACACAACCCTCGCTATAAACCCGGTAAAATGGAAATCCACCATATTGAGTTTGAAAACTCTGGTACAGATGACCATGATTATCCAGTTTATCGTAAAGATGAGCGCGGTGACTTTATTGTTAAGCGTGTAAATGTTATCTCTGTACCCTATTTAAAGAGAGAAGTAGTAGATATCATTAAATCTTTATCATGATAATAAATGTAAATATTTCTCACGCATATTGGTTGTTTAATATGTCAAACTTTGGTTCTTCTGAGGTAAGATCTTGTGTTGTGCATGCTTTACAATCATTTGCTGGGAAAGCTTTACATTTTCATGTACTAACTGATTTTGGTGCAAATTTTAGCACAGTAAGTTTAGACAGTTTATACCACAAAGAGCCATCAGGTAATCAACTACCATTAGACTTCTTGCAGTTGTGGGATTGCTTTTCCAACAATGCATCATTTATAACCTACAACTACCTAGCAGAGTGCAGAGTAAAAGTCTTATTCAAAGACAAATCAATTATGTGGGGGAATTACTTTGGTACTGTTTATTGGTATGATAATGGCTATACAGATGAGCCTACGCAATTCAAGGAAGGGCATATTATTCTTTTGGACAACGGTCAAATAGCAGTGCAACCAAATAACAGGTTGATATTTAAAGATATGAGCTTTACAAACAAAAACTTTCCAGATAGTAAAATTATACCTGTTACAAAAAGACCAAGTGTAGAATCTGTTAGTGAACGTTGGATATTATCAGATGATGACTTTTTTTACGATATAAAACAAGAAGAAGATGGTGAGAATATTTGATATACAAAACGGTGCAGTTGTTCCTACTGAACACTGTTACACAATGCGTAGTCTTAAAGTAATTATGGATGAATATCCAGAAAACTATCTTAAGATCTACCAGTATGCTTTTTATATGACATGCATGAATCCTGATCTTAATCCTTTTTTTGATGTACCAGATATTGATCGTGAAGAACTTATTCTTAATGAACTTGAAGCTGAGTTTTCTACTGAGGATGAGATTATTATAAATGCAGTTGATGTTTTAAGAAAGCTATATGAAACACCAACCTCGCGCGCGTACAGGGGAATCAAAACAATGCTTGACCGGTTAGCAGACTATATGGAGAATACACCAATTGAGCATGGTCGAGATGGTAATATTAACTCTCTTGTAAATGCTGCTGCAAAATATCAACAAATTCGCGAAAGCTTTAAAGGAGCATATCGCGATCTTAAAGACGAGCAGCAATCTTCAGTTCGCGGGGGACAATCACTAGCATATGATCAGTAGAAGTGGGTTAAAGTTTTATGAAAGAATACCAACCTGGCGCAATGGCACCTGGGAAGTAACAGAATTTGGTAGCAGAGATGAATTTAAAGAGTTTCTGCTACCTCTTTTTAAGGAGCCCGGGAAGTACGAGTTTAATGAAGATACTGCAATCTTTAATGAACAGGCTACAATCTTTAATAAACAGAACTACTACTGTGCGTCTCCTACAAAGAGCAAAGATTTTGTTACATACTGGGATGACCAAAAAAACAAAAATAGAAATGGTATAATAGTTATCTCTGGTAATAAAACCTGGTACATATGTAGAGATTACTATATGTGGTTAAACTTCTTACCAATTTATGATAAAGAAGAAAACACATTTGGATTTGCTAAAGTTCGCGATGCACAATACCATATGGCGTTGTACGAGTTGTTAGCTGAGTTACACTACAAGCATTCAGCAATTCTTAAAAAGCGTCAGATAGCCAGTTCATATTTTCACGCCGGTAAACTTATAAACCAAGTATGGTTTGAAGAAGGTATAACTTTAAAAATGGGTGCTAGTCTTAAAGACTACATTAATGAGAAGGGTACATGGAAAATGCTAGATGAATATGCTGCATTTTTAAATGAGCACACAGCTTGGTACAGACCATTTAGCCCAGATAAAACTTTGATGTGGCAACAAAAGATTGAGGTTAAAAAGGGTAATCGTAAAACAGAGGTTGGTCTTAAGGGTACTATTCAAGGTATGTCATTTGAAAAAGATCCTACAAATGGTGTAGGTGGCCCGTGTAAATACTTCTTTCATGAAGAAGCGGGTATTGCACCAAAGATGAATGATACCTTTGAATATATACGCCCTGCAATGAAATCTGGGTTTATTACTAGTGGTATGTTTATTGCCGCGGGATCTGTTGGTGATCTTGACCAATGTGAACCATTAAAAGAAATGATTCTCAAACCAGATGTGAATGACATTTATTCTGTAGAAACTACTCTTATTGACAAAGATGGTACTCTTGGTAGATCAGGGTTATTTATTCCAGAGCAATGGTCTATGCCACCTTTCATTGATGCCTTTGGTAATTCTAAAGTAGAAGAAGCTTTAGTTGCACTAGAACAACAGTTTAACACCTGGAAAAAAGAATTACCTGCAGATAAATATCAGTTACGTATTTCTCAGCACCCGCGTAACATTGAAGAAGCATTTGCTTATAGAAAAGAATCAAAATTTCCACAACACCTGGTTAATGCTCAGATAAAACGCATTCAAGATAAAGAATACCCCATGGAGTTTGTGGAGCTAGTGCGTGATGAGCACGATCAAATTACAATAAAAGAAACCCGTAAATTACCTATTAATGAATTTCCTATTCCTAAAAACTCAACTAACAAAGAAGGTGTCGTCGTTATTTATGAGCGCCCAATTAAAAGCCCGTCTTTTGGCATGTACTATGCGTCAATTGACCCTGTGGGAGAGGGAAAGACTACTACGTCTGACTCGCTCTGTTCGATTTTTGTGTATAAAGCTCCAACGGAAGTTACAAAGGTTGAGGGCCCGAATATTACAAGTTATATCGAGGGTGACAAAATAGTAGCATCTTGGTGTGGGCGCTTTGATGATATTAAGCAAACACACGAAAGACTAGAGAATATTATTGAATACTACAATGCATGGACACTTGTAGAAAACAACGTTAGCTTGTTTATACAATACATGATGTTGAAGCGTAAACAGAAATACCTGGTGCCAAAAGATCAAGTTCTGTTTTTAAAGGAGATATCATCAAACCGGGCCGTGTATGCTGACTATGGTTGGAAAAACACGGGGACACTTTTTAAGAGTCACCTTTTGTCATATGCTATTGAGTATCTTCAAGAAAAACTAGATGAAGACATTGCTGAAGATGGTTCTATTATTAGTACTAAATTTGGTGTAGAGCGTATACCAGATATTATGCTATTGCGTGAAATGCAGGCATATCAAGATGGTCTCAACGTTGACCGATTAGTTGCATTTTCTGCATTAGTTGCTTTTGCTAAAATCCAACAAACAAATAGGGGTTATGCAAGACGCACAATTACTGATGATTCTAAATTGGTAAAATCAGATAAAATGACTAAATTTAATAATAGTCCGTTTAGACACATGGGTAAGTCTGTACTACCAGTTGGTATGAAGAGGAGCCCATTTAAAAATATGAAATAAGATGCAAATATATAACGCATTACAGATTAAAAATGGAGCGAAAGCTGATTACAATAGGTTGGGTAGTGTAACTCAACCATTGCAGTTTATTCCTGATAAAGAAAAAACAGATGAGTGGGCAGCGTGGAATGTTGACTGGTTAGAGTGGAATGGATTAAAGCAACTGCGTCGTAACGCGCGGCGCCTTATGAAGAACTACAAACTTGCAAAAGGTATTATAGACAAGACAGACTATATTGTAGATGATAACAATGAGATGTCTGATTTAGTTGAAACACTAACTCAAGAAGATCATAGTGCACTAGAACTAAAGTTTTATCCAATCATACCTAACGTAATTAATGTTTTAGTCTCGGAATTTGCGAAGAGAAACACTAAAATTTCATTTAAAGCTATTGACGAGTATTCATACAATGAACTTCTTGAGCAAAAGAAGTCTATGGTAGAAGAATACTTAATTCAAGATGCCCAACAAAAAGTTACAAGCAAACTTTTAGAAATGGGTTTAAGTCTTGAATCAGAAGAAGCGCAGCAAGAACTTAATCCAGAAAAGTTAAAGAGTTTACCTGAAATTGAAGATTACTTTAGAACAAATTATAAGTCACAAGCAGAGCAGTGGGCAACACATCTTTTGCAGCATGACATGGAACGCTTCAAAATTGAAGAATTAGAAGAGCGTGGTTTTCGTGACATGTTGATTACAGACAGAGAGTTTTGGCATTTTCACATGATGGAAGATGACTATGAGGTTGAACTATGGAATCCTGTGCTTACATTTTATCATAAGTCACCAGATGTAAGATATATCTCTGAAGGAAACTGGGTTGGTAAAACAGACATGATGTCAGTATCTGATGTCATTGATAAGTATGGTTACTTAATGACAGAAGATGAAGTTAAGTCATTAGAAGCTATTTACCCAGTACGCTCTGCAGGTTACCCTATTCAGGGTTATCAAAATGACGGTACTTATTATGACGCTACTAAATCGCATGAGTGGAATACCAACATGCCTAGTTTAGCATATCGTCAGTTTACATCTGTTTATGATAACTGGATCTATAATGGTGGAGATATTGTAAACTGGATTTTGTCTGAGAGTGAAGACTACTTTGATGTGGGTGTAGCGCATTTACTACGTGTTACTACAGTGTATTGGAAGTCTCAGCGCCGGGTAGGACATCTTACTAAAATAGATGAACTAGGTAACGTAGAAACGGCTATTGTTGGAGAAGATTATAAGGTTACTCAAAAGCCAGTTTATAACACAGAGTTATTTACAAATAAAACAAAAAATAATTTAGTTTTTGGAGAGCATATTGATTGGATCTGGATTAATGATACATGGGGTGGCGTAAAAATTGGCCCTAATCACCCATCATTTTGGGGTATGAATAATCCAGGTGGTATTAACCCTATTTATCTAGGTGTACAAAAAAATCGTCCTGGAAGATTGCGCTATCAGATGAAAGGTGATACTACCTTATATGGTTGTAAATTACCTGTTGAAGGGTCTGTATTTTCAGATCGCAATACGCGATCTACATCTATGGTTGATTTGATGAAACCTTTTCAAATTGGTTACAACATTGTAAACAACCAGATTGCAGATATTTTAGTTGATGAACTTGGTACAGTAATTTTGTTGGATCAAAACACTTTACCACGTCACTCTGCTGGTGAAGACTGGGGTAGAAACAATCTTGCTAAAGCATATGTAGCAATGAAGAACTTTCAAATGCTACCTTTAGATACTAGTATTACAAATACTGAAAACTCGCTAAACTTTAATCACTTCCAGAAACTAGATCTTTCTCAAACAGAAAGATTGATGTCTAGAATACAGTTGGCAAATTACTTTAAAATGCAGGCATTTGAGGTTATTGGTATAAGTCCACAGCGCCTGGGTCAACAGATTGGTCAACAAACTGCTACTGCTGTAGAGCAAGCGGTGGTAGGCTCTTATGCACAAACAGAACAGTACTTTATACAACACTGTGACTATCTAATGCCTAGAGTACACCAAATGCGTACTGATATTGCACAGTATTATTATTCAACTAAACCTTCTTCTCGTTTACAATACATCAGTACTAAAGATGAAATTGTAAATTTCCAGATGAATGGTACTGATTTGTTGTTAAGAGACATTGGTGTATATGCTACTACAAAAGCTAATCACCGCGCTATATTAGATCAAATCAAACAACTAGCTATTCAGAATAATACAGCCGGTGCCAGCATCTATGATCTTGGACAAATTGTTGAAGCTGAGTCTATGGCAGATGTTTCTAGTGTTCTTAAGAAAATTGAAGAGAAAACTAATGCACAACGTGCTGAACAACAACAGCATGAACAACAACTTGCACAGCAAGAGCAACAAACTAGATTGGAAGAACAGAAAAGAAAACTCGAATTTGATGCTGCTGAAAAAGAAAAAGATCGTCAACGCGATATTCTTGTTGCAGAAATTAGAGCTGCTGGTTATGGATCAATGATGGATCTTGATAAAAATCAGCAATCTGATTATCAAGATGTAATGGAGGATATTCGTAAATCTGAACAGTATCAGCAACAAACAACTTTACAAAGAGAAAAACAAAATGCTGATAGAGCATTAACAAACTCTAAAATAGAAGTTGAGCGAGAGCGTATAAATGCTGATCGAGAAATTGCAGAAAAAGAACTGCAAATAGCTAGAGAAAACAAAAACAAGTATGACAAGAAGTAAAGATTATGACTGTGCTATATATTGATCTTTATTTTTTTCATAATTTTTTCTGAGTATAACTTTTTAAAGTTTATATAATAAATTTGCATATATTAATACCATAAACCAACAAACAATGGCAGAAAATACAAATGAAGAGGTAACACAGGTTTCACAAGCCGACGTTAATATTGACGAACTGTTTGCTCTTCCTGGTGCAGAGAACATTATGGTTCCCGGTGCTGAAGAGGAAGATGAAAAAAAACCTAATATCTTTTCGTCTACAAATGTAGACACTTCGTTCCTTGACAAACCGCAAACAGCAAAACCTGCTGCTAAGGTTGAAACAAATGCTGCAGAAACGCAAGAAGATTCTGAAAGGTCTCAAGAGGCTTTAGAAGAATTTGAAACTCTAATCAACCAACAGGAAGATGCGAGTGGGCGTGGTCGTAAAAAAGTTGACAAGAGTGGTCTTGTTGAACTAGCATCAAAAATGATTGAAGAAGGTGTTCTTTTTCCTTTTGATGACGACAAGCCATTAGATGAGTATACTGCTAAAGATTTTCGTGAGTTGTTTGAAGCAAACATGAGAGAAAAAGAACAGCAGTTGTCTCAGCAGATTCCTCAGCAGATTTTTCAATCTATGCCTAGTGAAATGCAATATCTCATGGATTACATTTCTAAAGGTGGTACAGATCTAAAAGGTATGATGCAACAATTGTCTCAAGTTAATGAGGCAATGGAGCTAGATCCCTCAGATCCCTCAGATCAAGAAATCATTGTTCGTCAGTATTTATCTCTTAAAGGAGATATGACACAAGATGAAATTGAAGACGAGATCGCCACTTTTAAAGATATGGATCGCTTAGAGCAAAAGGCTAATCAGTTTAAGCCAAAGCTTGAAGCAGTTCGTGAAAAAGAAGTAGCTAAAAAAATTGCAGAGCAAGAACAGCAAAAGCAACAACAACAAGCTATTGCAAATGAATTTGTAGATAGTGTGTATGGTGTATTAGAAAAAGGAGAACTCGGCGGAGTTAAACTTGATCGTAAAACACAGAACATGCTTTATACAGGATTAGTACAACCAGGATATCCTTCAATAACTGGTAAACCTACAAACTTGTTAGGTCACTTATTAGAAAAGTATCAGTGGGTTGAACCAAATCACGAATTGATTGCTGAAGCTTTATGGTTACTAGCAGATCCTGAAGGATTCAAAAATAAAGTAAAATCCCAGGGTAGTCGTGCAGCTACTGAACAAACAGTGCGCTCTCTAAAAACAGAAGAAGCTCGCAGAAGAGGTTCAGCAGTAGTAGATCGCGATGAAGATCCAGTAACTAATAAACCTAAAAGAACAATTCAACGTTCAAACAAAAATATATTTCAACGATTCTAACTTTTAACTTTTAATTTTTAACCCTTAATCAAACATCAAAACAATGGCAACTCCAGTTTTAAATAATGGTATATTCCTCCGGGATACCAAGTATGCTGCCAGTTCTCACGTGGATTCTTACCACTTAGTGAACATGTTGAAAGATGCAGAACCTATGGATATGGGCCCCGTTGACCTTTGGGCAATGGCTCAGAAAGTAGAAATGCCTCTTTATCAAATGTCCTCTTTTGGCGGTAAGAATGTTATCAATGTTGATAACGCTCGTGGTGAGTACAAATGGCAAACCCCAGTAAGCTTAGAGCTTCCTTACATTATCGAAGATATTGAGCCCAATAACCTTACTAAAGGTATTGATGGCCAAACCTTCAAAATCAAATTGAACAAGCGCGAGTTTGGTCATGGTGATATCATCACTTATGACAAATACAACGGTGCTGAATTGTACATCACTGCTGATGACATCTTACCTATTGGTGATGGTTTCATCTACACTGTGCAGTTGGTGAACAATGACAACTACCGTTTCCTTGATAACAAATATCTTGCTAATGGTACCCGGGTATTCCGTAAAGGTTCTGCTCGTGGAGAATATGGAGAGCGTTTCTCTGATATTCAAACTGGTGCTGGATATCGTGAGTTCTACAACTATGTAGGTGGTGCTGAAGCTCATGTTCACTATAGCATTTCTTCTCGCGCTGATCTTATGATCAAAGGTGGTATGAATGCTGACGGTACTATACCTGTAACTGAAATCTGGCGTAACTTTGACAAGCGCATGGATCCTTCAATCACTTCTTTGGAAGATATGGTTAAGACCATGGGTAAAGATGCTGTTAAGCGCGCCATGGATAATGGTGATTTGTCTCGCACTTTCTTGACTACCATGGAAGCTGCTCACTTGACCAAAATTGCTACTGACATCGAGACCTACTTAATGTGGGGACATGGTGGACGTATTAAGCAAGATGGCCCAGATGATTTGCGCTTGTCAGTTGGTCTATGGAAGCAGCTTGATAACTCATTCAAGCGTGTTTACAACAAGAACAACTTTAACCTTGACTTGTTCCGCTCTGAGATCTTTAACTTCTTCAATGGTAAAGTTGAGTTCAAAGGCCCAGATCCAATGCGTTCACTAGTTGTACAAACTGGTATGGGTGGTATGCGTATGGTTAATGAAGCTATCAAACAAGAAGCTATCAGCTCTGGTTTGTTGATTCAAGCTGCTGATATCGGTGCTATCACTGGTAAAGGTATGGACTTGAACTTTGGTTTCGCATATACCAGCTACGTAATTCCATTCTTGGCTAACGTGAAATTCGTGTTGAACCCTGCGTTTGATAACGTATTCACCAATGACATTGAAAACCCAATCATTGATGGTTATCCTTTGTCTTCTTACAGCTTCATCATCTTTGATATCACTGATAACACTAATGACAACATCTTCTTGTTGAAGTTATCTTGGGATAATCAATTGAAATGGTTCTACCAAAATGGGACCATGGATTACATGGGTCGCTCTCAAGGATTTGCAAGCTCTGGTCAATTCAACGGTTACCGTGTGTATATGACACAGACTATGCCTGCAATCTGGGTAAAAGACCCTACCAAGGTGTTGAAGATTGTTATGCGCAACCCAATCACCGGAGGCTCATTCTAATTATAAACCTGAGTATAAATGGGGAGGAGTCAAATCCTCCCCATTTTTTACTTATAAAAAATAAAATCCATGGACATAGTTAATTTTTCATATTTAGTAGCTAACGAAATTGTTTCGACTACTGTTCCAGATAACGCGCTATTGTTATTTGGTAATCCTGATTCTACCCGCGATGATGGTTATAAAACCTGGGCTGTTGAGTTCTCAAACTTTAAAACAGAATTAGTCAATGATCTATATTCTGAATTTTTGGGAGATAATGCAACAGTAACTCAAATTACATCCAATGTAACACCTGTAACTATTAATTCAGCTTCTGGTCGAATTACTACTGTAGCTTTAACTACAGCAGCAAATGGTGAGTTTCAGTTTACTGTAAACAATAGTTTTGTAAAAACTACAAGTGTTATTTTGGTTACTGTATCTTATACTAGTGCTTCTACGGGATATCCTTTAGCATCAATTAGTTCTGTAGCAAATGGTTCTTTTAGTGTTGACATTAAAAACGTTTCGTCTAGTGTATTAAATGCTGCTGCAACTATTCATTTCTTAGTAATTAATTAACCCCTTTTAAAACCAACAAATCATGACAATTGTCGAAACTTTAGATCCTAAGAAACTCACGCCAGTTTCTGTAAGACCCTACTTTGATGGAGGTATCTCTAACTTAGGTCTTGAAAAATATGGCTTAACTCTTTATGATGGTGTTTACCACGAGGAGCAATTAGCCTGCGTTGAAATCAATGGAGTAACTCGTTACCTTACTGGTCTAAACGAGTTTGCTCCTGAGATTAAAAAACTTGACCCAGAAGTAAGAGAAGCTCGCATTAGAGAAATCCGTTCAGCTGTAGCTGAATTAGAGCGTGAACTAGCAGCTAACATTATTGATCCAGAAGACAAAGATTTTTGGAATAAGGTTGAATTACTTCAACCAAACAACAAAACTTTCTGGAACAAAATTGCTATTCGTTGTGGTAATGATCCTGTATTTTTAGATCCTAGTGATCCATTTGATAGGATTAAATTATACGCAATTAATGCCGGTGGATTTTCTATTGTAGCAAAAAGTTTAGATGACGCTCGCGCACGCGCTGTGCCTCCTAAGTTTTACCTTGACAGGGTTGAAGAAACAATGGTTACTAAAACCGAGGGTAAAAAACTACGCAACAAAGCTCTTTCTGAACTGCAAAAACTTTATGATAAGAATAGCAGTAAGTTGTTCTATGTTGCTAAAGTAGTTGATGCTGCTAGCCAAGTTTATAAAAAGAACACACCCAATGACGTTATTTATGACGCAATGGATAGGTTCATCAATGGTGAAGGTGTTGAAACAAATAAAACCCGGGCTGCTAATCAGTTCTTGGATGCTGCTAAGTTAGACATGGAGACTTTAAAGATTCGCTCTATTGTTAAAGACTCAACTTTCTACAAGTTTATTGTTACTAAGGGTGATGGTTA